ACATTTACTTTATTAATTAGAAGAGGAGATGATACCGCTAATACTCCTATTATTCTAGAAACTTGGTCTAATCTTTCATTAGATCCTAACCAATCTAACTATATTGAAAAAGTAATTGGTAACCAAATTTACAATATTCGTACTGATGGAACTCCTTATTTACAAGTAACAGGTAGCTACCTAGTAAACAGTAAATATGTAAGAGTAAAATCCGTAAACCAAAAGACTCCTAATTATTTTGATAATAATGGAACAGCAATACTATCATTTACTGGATCTATTCCTGCAGCTCAAAGTGGCGCATTTATTGGAGGAACTGGTGAAAATATCCCAGTAAGCTGGGTAGCTAATTTTTATGAAAATATGGGTGGTTCTAATCTCCAAGGAATAGGCCCAAATGACTATACTCAATCATTTGCAATTTTAGCAAACAAAGATGATTATAAATATAATATTATCACAGCACCTGGATTAATGCGTGCTGAAGCAGGTCATGCTTCTGTAATTACTACTTTAATTAACAACACTCAAGATAGAGGTGATGCTATTGCAGTTATTGATTTAGTAAAATACGGACAAAACATTGCTAACGTTACTGCTCAAGCTGCTGCTTTAAACACAAGCTATGCTGCTGCATATTGGCCTTGGGTTCAAATCGTAGACCCAGATACTCAAAACTTAGTATGGGTTCCTGCCTCTACAATAATCCCAGGTGTATATGCTTACAACGACCAAGTAGCTGCTCCATGGTTTGCTCCAGCAGGTATTAATAGAGGTGGTTTATCTCAAGTAGTATTAGCTGAAAGAAGATTATCTTCTGCAAACCGCGATACTTTATATTCTGCTAAAATTAACCCAATCGCTACATTCCCAGCAACTGGAGTTGTAGTATTTGGTCAGAAAACATTACAAAATAAAGCAAGTGCTTTAGATCGTGTAAATGTTCGCCGTTTATTAATTACTCTTAAAAATACTATTTCTAACATATCTAACACATTAGTATTTGAACAAAATACATTAGCTACTAGAAATACATTCTTAGCACAAGTAAACCCATACCTAGAAAGTGTACAACAACGTCAAGGTTTGTATGCTTACAAAGTAATAATGGATGAAAGCAACAACACCCCAGATGTAGTAGATAGAAATCAATTAAGAGGAGCTATTTATTTACAACCAACTAAGACAGCTGAATTTATTATATTAGATTTCAACATCTTGCCAACTGGAGCTACTTTCCCATCATAAAACTGAAGTTTAATAATATTTATAATAAAATAATAAAAACATGGCTATTTTAAATCCAAACGAAATATTTTTTACATCCTTTGAACCGAAATTAAAGAATAGATTCTTTATGTATGTAGAAGGAGTTCCTAGTTACCTTATTAAGGGTGTAAGCGGTATGGGATTTACACAAGAAGAAATCACTCTTAACCATATAAACACTTACCGTAAAATTAAAGGTAAATTAAAGTGGAACGACTTATCATTAACACTATTTGACCCAATTACCCCATCAGGCGCACAAGCCGTAATGGAATGGGTACGCCTCCACCACGAATCCGTAACCGGACGTGACGGATACTCAGATTTTTATAAAAAGGATGTTAAAATTGAAGTACTAGGTCCTGTAGGTGATATAGTAAGCGAATGGATCATTAAAGGTGCATTTATTAAATCTGCCGAATTTGGTGAATATAACTGGGATACTGAAGCTGAAGCTCAAAACTTAACTATGGTATTAGGTATGGATTACTGTATATTGAACTACTAATTAAAATTAATATTTTTAAAAGAACCCACAGAAATGTGGGTTTTTTTTTATCTTCCTATTTTTCAATATATTTATATCCGAATATAAAGTTTTAACAAATAAAAATCTATGAGCGAATCAAATCCAAAAACAGAAATTACTTCTGAAAAACCAAAATTCCCTACTGAATTTATTTCTTTACCTTCTAAAGGTTTACTTTACCCAAAAGGAAATTCTCTTTCTAATGGTAAAATTGAAATGAAATACATGACAGCTAAAGAGGAAGATATTCTTACTAATCAAAATTACATTAAACAAGGAACAGTAATTGATAAATTATTGCAAGCTTTAATTGTATCTCCTATTAATTATGATGATTTAATCATTGGTGATAAAAATGCTATTATGTTAGCAGCTCGTGTTTTAGGATACGGAGCAGAATATACTTTTGAATGGAATGGAGAAAAAGTAACAGTAGATTTATCTACTTTAGAAGAAAAACCATTTAATGAAAATTTATTTGTTCCACATGAAAATGTATTCTCATACACTTTACCTCATTCAAAGAATGAAATTACTTTTAAACTTTTAACTCATGGAGATGAAAGAAAAATTGATGCTGAAGTAAAAGGACTACAAAAAATCAACAAAGCAGCATCATATGAACTTTCTACCCGATTAAAACATATGATTACATCAGTAAACGGTGATTCTGAAAGAAAAACTGTTAGAGAATTTGTTGATAACTATCTTTTAGCCAGAGATTCCCAATCATTCAGAGAACATCTACGTAATATCACCCCAGATATTGACATGACTATTTCTTTTGAAACATCAGAAGGCCTACAGGAGGGGGTCAGATTACCTATGAATACTAGCTTTTTTTGGCCTGACGCAGGAATATCGGATAAGTCTTTTTAAGCAAATACATGATATAGTATATCACGGTAAAGGAGGATACGATTGGTTTACAATATATGAAATGCCTATTTGGTTAAGAAATTTTACTCATAAAATGATTGCCGATAGTGTAGATAAAGAAAACCAAAGATATCAAAGTTCATATGGTAACAAAGGAAAAAAAGGAATGTCAAATTCTAATTCTACAGTTACCAATATAGATATAGGAAATCCTAATCAATCCGTAATAAGTGCTATAAAAAATAATCAACGAATTTAAAAGGTGTTACAAAAGTAATGCCTTTTAATATTTATAATAAAATTATAATTATATTTTTGCATGGCTAAAAAACCACCAGCTAAAAGTAAAGGTCCAGCAGCTGCTCCACCACCACCACCAGCACCTGATTATTCAGGTGCAGTTGATACTTCTAAAGGATTGTTAAAAACAATGCAAAAGTTAGGTGATGTTCAAGGGAAAGTCGCTCAAGGTGCTAAAGATCTTACTAAATCCTTTAATCAAACTAGTCAAGAAGTTGATAAAGCTGGAAAGAGTAAATTTTGGACAGTGGGTAAATCATCTATGGATGGGATGGTTAGTGGGGCTAAACTATTGGGTAAGGGAATAACAGCTACTTTAAGCCCATTAGCTATGATGGCTAAAAAATTCCTAAGTGTAACATCTATAATAAGCTTTATTACCTCTGCTTATGAAAAAGGTAAAGAAGCAGCAATGAAATTTAGTACCCAAAATACTGAATTAGCTAGAACAATGGGTCTAGCACAAGGGGAGGCATCTAAATTAGCGGGACAAGCCAGAGCCATAGGAGCACAAATGGGTATTAATAATGAAAAAGCTGTACAAGCTATGGGTCAAATATACTCAGCATTAGGATCTACAGAAAAGCTTAGTCAAAGCACATTAAATACATTTATAAGATTAAGTGTATTTGCAGGAGTATCTGCAGATACATTAGCTGAGTTAGCTAAAACTGCTAAAATCTCAGGAGAAGATGCTGGAAAATTTGCGGATGCAGTTGCAGATACTTCATTAAGCTTTATTAAAGCCAATAAAATGGCAGTTAGTATGAAGAGCGTAATGGAGGGTGTAAGTAAAGTATCTGCATCTGTTAAATTAACATTAGGTGGTTCTGCTGAAGCTATTACAAAAGCAGTATTAACTTCTAAAAAATTAGGTATGGAACTTCAAAAGGTTGAAGACATAGCTAATGGCTTATTAAACTTAGAAGATTCTATAGCTGCAGAAATGGAAGCAGAATTGCTTACTGGTAAAGATTTAAATTTAGAAAAAGCAAGAGAAGCAGCATTAAATAACGATAATGTTACTTTAATGGATGAGCTTGCTAAAAATATAGGAACTTCTGCAGATTTTGCTAAAATGAACAGAGTTCAACAAGAAGCTGCTGCAAAAGCTGTAGGTATGAGTCGTGAAGAATTAGCTCAAACTTTAGCTAGTCAAAAAGCAGTAGTAGCAGAAAATGGTACTTTAGTGGATAGTCAAAAAGATGGAGCCAAATCAATGGAATCTAGTGCTTCTATGGCTGAACAGTACCAAAGACGACAAGAAGGAATAGCAGCTGCATTTATGGGAATCTTCCAAGCACTAGAACCAATTGTACTAGCATTCCAGGAATTATCTACTAAATTAGCCCCACCATTAGCTAAATTATTAAGTGCACTTGTTCCTATAATAATGCCAATTGTAGATTTAATTATACAATTAGTAGAGGCATTTGCGGGTATTTTAAATGAACTTATTCCTCCAATTATAGAAATTGTTAAAGTATTAGTAGATGCAGTCAAACCACTATTCCAAATATTCATGGATGTAATGGCGGCTGTTCTTCCTCCTATAAAAGCTCTTTTAGAAGCATTAGTACCTGTTATACAATCAATATTTGCTGCTCTTCAACCATTTTTTGAAGCAGTAGGTGAACTTGCTAAAAAGCTTATTCCTATAGTAGTAGAAATCCTCATGGCTATTTTACCTATAATTCAATCTTTATTTGAAGCAATCGCACCTATTTTAACCCAATTTGTTCAATTAATTACAGATTTACTTCCAACTGTTAAAGATATCTTTATGGCTATTATCCCTATAATCCAAATTATTATAGATGCGCTTAAGCCATTTTTACAAATCTTTATGGATTTGTTAAATATGTTACTCCCCCCAATAGCACAATTTATAAAAGATTTAATTCCTATTATTCAAAAAATATATGAAGCTCTTAAACCTGTAATTGAGGCATTTGCTGAATTAGCTAAAAAATTAGTTCCTATGATAGCAAAACTATTTGAAACTTTAGCTCCTGCAATACTTAAATTAGTAGATGCATTAATTCCTATCATTACTATGATTGCAGGTCTAGCTGTAGATCTTATGCCCGTTGTTTTAGATGTATTCCAAGCCCTTTTACCAGCAATAATATCTTTAGTAGATGCTCTTATGCCTATTATAGAAATTGTAATAGCAATAATTAAACCTCTTTTAACTATTCTTATACCCGTAATTAAATTTATAGTTAGTTTATTTGGTAATCTAATACAAGTTGTAGCGGGTATATTAAAATTTATATTTGATATAGTAGGAGTAATAGCTGAATTTCTATTACCCATAGTCCAAGTAGTTTCAGAAGTATTTACTGTTATTTTTGGAATTATAGGAGCAATGATAGATGCTATATCCTCTTTTATAGATCTTATAGTTGATGGAGTTGTAGGTGCGGTATCGTTTGTAGGAGATGCATTTAGTAAAGTAGGAGATATGATTAGATCTATAGGACAGGCTATTAAAAATTTCCTTCTTGCTCCTATTAATTTAATTATTGAAGGTATTAACTATTTTATTGATGGCATAAACGAAGCTCTTCGTATTAAAATGCCAGATTGGCTAGGAGGTGGAGAATGGAGTCCTAATATTTCAAAATTAGAAGTAATACCATTAGCATCTGGAGGTATAGTTACATCACCAACTACTGCTCTTATTGGTGAAGCCGGACCTGAAGCTGTTATCCCCTTAGATAGATTTCAAGATATAATGAATGAAGCATTTATGCCTGTATTACAAAAATTAGATGAAATATGTGATATTAATATAGCACAAACTTCTGTTCTTATAGATATAAATAAAAAAGAAGCAACTATTACTTTAGATGGTAATAAAATAGGAGAAGCATTAGTAACATCATTCTCTGGGTTATTTTAATATTTATAAATAAAAACATTTACAATTATGCCAAGCTTATTAGATTTACTCTCAACTACTAATTTAGGACCTACAAACAACTATGCTAGTGAAAATGATACACCTTCAATCCAAACTGGAGAAGGACTTGAAGACTCAAATTTAGATTTAACGGATAATGGTCCTATCAATGATCCTAGTAGCGGATTTGAGCAAACTTATCTTCCAAACACAACCTATAGCAATGTAGTAGGTCAAGCTTCTCCACCAGATGATGCTTCAAACCTATATAATAATGGGTTTAACGGACCATATGGGTTTGATATTGAAAATAATTCCCCTGTTAGCGCATATGGATTTACTCAAACCTATTTGCCTAACAATACTTACGAAAACAACCTACCAGGGTAATAAATGGGATTAATAAATTTAATTGCTAATCAATCTGACTTTTACTACTATCAATCTAAAGGATATGTTGGTGGTTTAGGTAATTTCTCTGCTAAAAAGTTACCATATGGAGATGACTTAATAGGAAATGGGAATAGCAATCAACCATATATTAAAACCCCAATCCCTGATACCTTTTCAACAGCCCCCTCCCAAACTAAAGATGTATTTTTAAGAGGAGGAGATAACTATCTTTCTATTGTTTCTACCAATATCCAAAGAATCTCAGCATTTATAAATGATGATCGTAATCCTTCTTTTGGAATATTTTTAGATAAACAAAAAGAATTATATAAACAACAATCAAAACTTCCTTCTACTATACTTCCATCTCGCATTTATGATCCTAATAATTTATATATAAACTTAGCAGGAGGATCACAAGGATTACATGAACGAGGAAAAGGAGAATCAAATCTCCCCCCAATAAATTTAAATGCCCCTCTTGGTCCTCAATTATCTGCCTTAGCTCTCGCAGGAAGGATAGGTAGTATATTTGATAATGAGACCACATATGAAACTCAAACTCGAACTATATACAACAATGTACAATTTGGAGGAAATTTTTTCCAAAACACTAATTCTAACAGATTAGGATTATTATGGGCTTTAAAAATTAACACTGTTGCACCAACTGGAGCGGGAATTGTAGTTGCTAATAGTTTTAATATAGCTCTTCTTAATAATAATAATTTATTTTATTACCCTGAAGGACCAAATGGCCCATTAAATTTCTATAAAAGAGCAATTGATACTACAAAATGGTCTGATGATTCTGGAGGAATAGTTCAAATTGGATCTGCTCCTCAAGTTGGAGGAATTAATGCTTGGTTTTCTGTATTTACAAGTAAAAATTTATTTAAGTATAGTAACGATAATACTTTTAAAAATGCTCCTGCTCCTGGATCTTCAATAAAAGACTTCCGACAATTTATAAGCACTGACCAAGCACCAGATGCTGGCTCAGTTGCTGCAAATAATTTATCATTTACTGATTACACTAAATTTAACAGGATTTCTACCTATAAAATGGGTGACCCTGGGGTAGGAGGTTTAAATCGTTCTAACCCATACTCTTTTGCTCCATTAGGGGCAAACGGCCAACCAGACATTGATTCTGTTGTTGATCAAGTTAATTTTAAATCTATATACTCAAGTGATCAACCTGCTGCTGATGTTAAAGATTCAGATTCAGTCCCATTTTATATAGCTGTCATCAATTTAGATGATCCTACTAAAAATAATTATATTCATTTTAGAGCATACATAAGTGGACTTTCTGATGCTTATGGAGCAGAATGGGCAAATTTTAAATACACAGGACGAGGAGAAAATTTCTTTACATACGGTGGATTTACTAGAACTTTAAGTATGAATTTTGTAGTTCATGCCAATTCAAGAGCAGAACATAAAGTTATGTATCAAAAACTTAATTATTTAGCTTCTTTATTAGCTCCTAATTATTCAAGTTTTAATAAATCTGTAAGTGGATTTATGAGAGGTAATATAGTAAAACTTACTATTGGTGACTATTTAGTAGACCAACCTGGGATTATTACTGCATTAACATTTAATATAGATGATGGATATTCTTGGGATATAGGTAAAAATAGTGATGGAACAAAAGATGAAAATGCATTAAATTTACCCCAAACTATAAACGTATCAGGATTCTCATTTACACCTATCCATTCATTCCTTCCAAAGACACTTAACCAAGAATGGATTGATAATATTCCTAATTCTAACTTTGATACTCCATATATCAACATGGGTATTAACCAAACTACCGGATTAACTGCTAATAAGTTTACTACTTCTGGAAATGCTGCTATTGCTGGTCAAGCTTTATAAGAATTATCTTGTTTTATATTTATAATAGAATAATAATTTTATAAATGACTAGTCGATACCGAGATATAAAATCTGCAATTACTGATCCTTCTATTGATATAAAAAATAAAAGGACTTTTGCTATTATGGGGACAGTAAAATACCCCAAAATCCCATTCAGCAACGATGACATACAAGTCATCACTACAGAAGGAGATAGATTAGATTTGCTCGCTCAACAATTTTATAAGGATAGTACACTATGGTGGATAATAGCCTCAGCTAATCCCAATGTATTATCCCAAAACTCCCTCTTCCCTCCTGTAGGTAGTCAGCTTCGAATTCCTATATATATTCAAAATATACTGGCTTCATATTATGTGCTTAACCATTTATCTTAATAATTAAACTATAACAAGTTATGGGAAATTTAACCGGAGAACCATTTCAAGCTGGGGTAACAAAACAAATTGACACTAGACAACGCCGTTTAGGAAAACTCAACCGCTCCCCAGAAGATTTGGTGTTTTATAATAGCAGCACAGCATTTTTAAGATTAGCATCTTCAATTAATGTTGCTGCTCCTATAGATCCTAGCGGTGCTGCAAACCCAAATCTTCCTATAGAAAAACTCCCATTTCTTACACCTGCTTCAGATTATATTGGAGATAGCTTAGCTAGAAAATGTGTGTTATTTGGAGGAACTATAGATATCTCTAATGGTGTTACAGATCCTTCATTAAATTTTGGCCTTAATTTAGATCCATTTTCTAGGCCATTAGTAGGAGCATATGGGTGGGGAGGAATTGATCAAGGGTATAAACCTATGCCTGCTATAATGTCTACTAATGTATCATATTATAATAGAGGAGCAATAGCAAAAGCAACAGTAAAAATACAAGTTAATAGTATTAAACAACTTGAAATTATTGATGTTCTTTATTGTAGAGTAGGGTATACTATGCTTCTTGAATGGGGAAATACTGTATACTTTAATAATAATAATGAGTTAGAAACATTTAAAGATTTCTCAACTGCACCATTAAAAGGTTTTTTTGATGGTAATGCTACTCAAAACGATATTATAACATATATTAAAGAGGAAAGATCAAAACATTCTTTTAATTATGATGCCATGTTAGGAAAAGTAGTTAATTTTAAATATGATTATAAACCTGAAGGGTATGAAGTAGAGTTAACTCTTATAGGTATGGGAGATGTAATTGAGAATTTTAAAATTAATAAAGGAACTGGAAAAACAACAGACCCTAATGCTTTAAGTGAAAAGGCAAGTACTAAAAAAGAACAAGCAAAAAAAGCTGCAGACGCTGCTAAAGACCAATTAAATGCACTTTGGAGCGATAGAGGTAATAAAATAGGATTTAAATTAAATTTAGATGATGCTATTAATACCCTTTATAATAATGCTGGACAAGCTCCTGAAATTGCATCTTTTAAAGCTGGGGATGAGAGTTGGTTAAATTCTACCGCTAATTCGTATATAACAAAATTAGAGGAAATAGCTGCCTTCATGCAAACCCAGAAAAACCCAAACTCTTCAGCTCAAATTAATGGAGTTGGGGTTGGTGGATTTACAGATTTTCACTATAAAGCATTAGGAGTAATAACAGATATTTCTCAACCTAAAGCTGATTATAGAGTTGAAGCCATAAATACTAATCCATTCCTTCTAGAAGAGGCTGGAAATAAACTTGCTACATTTGCTAAAGAATTAAAATCAGCTGTATCAGCTGTCAGATCAGCAGCAGCTAATATTGCTAATACGGATGCTGCATTTGACCAAGCAAAAGTAACTGAAAGTAATGCTATTGTTCAAAATCAAAGCAGATGTAGTCTTACTCAATGGTTATATGACAACGTATATAGAAAAAACCAAGCTGAAGCCACAGTAGCTATTGGAGCCTACTCTAATGGTTTTACCAACCCAGTCCTAAAAATACCTTTTAAAAAATCTGAAGGTCAAAGTAGTTGTAATTTTGAACAAGCATATATTAAATTAGGAGTTTTGTTTAGTTATTTAAGAAATGAGCTTTTAGTATATGATAGTTCTAAAAAAACTGCCAACCCTGATCAAAAAGCTACTAGTTACTCTACAGGAGCACCTATTGATGTTGGAGTTCCGTTTTTTGATTTTGACTTAGATAGGGTTAAAACAGTTTGTATGAATTTCCCTAACCAAATGTCTGGAAACCCAGAAATATGTATTATTCCTTTTAATTATTATGATAAAGAAACTCTTAAAACTCCTATAGATGGAAAAACTAAAGTTACTACGGTATATAATTTTAATTTAGTAGGAGTTGAAGATGATAATAGCGGATATATAGTAAAAGGAAATCCATACTTAGGAAGACCTTTAGATATATATGTTAATATTAACCATATAACTAATTGTATTGATTCTTCTACAGATGCATATGGTAAAACAAGTATGTTACCCTTTTTAAAATCAGTAATAAATGGTATAAATGTTGCTTTAGGTGGAATTAATAGATTATCTATAGGATATGATGCTGACATTAATTCTATAAAATTAATAGAAGAACATAATTTACAATATGAAGAGTTAATGACAGGGGGTGAAGTAGCTACTTTTAATGTTTATGGAATAGCTAATGCTCCCGTACAGCAATCTCAAGAACAAACTACATCTCCTAATGTAAGTAATTTATGGGGGAGTTTTATTACTGATGTTAATTTTAGTATTAAAATCCCACCTAACATGGCAGCTATGGCTTCTATCTCAGCACAAGCTTCTGGGAATATCGTAGGAGAAAACGCCACAGGATTATCTAGGCTTAATAAAGGATTAACAGATAGAATTATTACTCTTAAACTTGACCCAGCTTCTATAGGACTCCCAACCCCAGGACAAGCTAGTGACCCTACAGTAATTTTTGGAAAGAATTTAGAACTTCAATCAACTCTTTTTAAAGCAATTTATGATAATAAGCTTTTAGATAAAGACTCAATCTCAAGTTTAGTAGATATTAATAAAGATTTAGCATTTTATATTACAGGATTCGCAGCTGAAAAAGAAAAAATGCCACCCCCATTTTTCCTTCCATTTGACCTACAGCTTACAATGAATGGCCTTTCAGGAATGACTAACTATCAAAGGTTTGCAGTAACTGAAAATATTCTCCCAACTACTTATAAAACATCTGTAGTAAAAGATGATAATACAAACCAAACTGTTACTCAAGGAATTATAGATTTTCTTATTAAAGGAATATCTCATGCTATTACTGGAAATAAATGGACTACTACTATTGATAGTTTAACTGTAATTTCAAACAGATTTTCACGCTCACAAGGATCTATAACTGTGACTAATACACAGACCAATACACAATAACATATGAATTTTAACTCTCCTTCTATAGCACTTTCAGATTTTTTAATTCGAATTCAAGCTTTGATAGATACTATTGCTTGGAGTGAAGGTACTGACTTTAAAAATGAAAATATTGGGTATAATATGATAATAGATGGTATACCAAATGATGGAACAACTAAGTATACAGGTACATATGCTTCATATAGTAAACCTAATACTTTAGAAAAATGGGGAAGAAGTTATATTAATGGAGATTCTAAATTTAATAATCATCCTAACATTTTAATTAAATGGAAGCAAGGATCTGATACTAATCAAAATAATTTCTCAAGTGCTGCTGGAAGATACCAAATCCTGGCTCCAATATGGAAAGACCTTGCAAGTAAATATTTTATTGATAGTTTTTCTCCATCTAATCAAGATAAAATATGTTTAGCAATGATTGAAAGAGCTCTCCCATATGTTAAACAAGGTAAATGGGAATTAGCTATTACTTCTATTTGTAAATCTTGGCCTTCCCTCCCAGGCTCAGGATATTTAGATCAAACCGCATATCCTATAAATAAAATATTATCTAAACTTAAAGAATATTACCAAACGAACAAACCTCTTTCCCCAGAAACTGCTGTTTTTTGTAACCAATATTTTTCTTTTTATCTTTCATGACCTATATACCTAAAAATAGAATCCTAAGTAATCTATACACTGATGGATCGGAATTTGTATATGTATCAAACCCATCACAGGAGTATATAGGATACTACCATAAATTATATACAGGGAAAACATATACAGGAAAAAATCAATATGATACTCCTATTAATGAAATTATTCCTGCAACCCCATCAAATGTAGTTGATTCTTATACAGATGTTTATATTCCTTCAATTAATAATAAAGTAACTACTATATTTAATAGCCCATTACCCATTAACACTACTTACTCATATACCGATTCTATACTGGAGTATGCTAAATTAGTTGATGACATCCAACAGCCCACGTTAAGAGAATTACCTTCGCCATATACCCCGTTTCCACAACAGGGTGACTATGATAGTGGAAGTTTTAATAGATATTTTGCAAGAAGAAATGTTGATTCATCATATATAGAAATAAATAAACTTACATATGATAATTTCTCTTCCCAATCTGTAAGAGACTATAAAAAAGCTAAATACGCTACTGATGTATACTCAGTATATTCAACGATATGGAAAATTAGTGGAAATATAGAAGCTACATATAATTCTAATTCTACATCTATAAAAGATATTCAATCTGGTAATAACATTAAAGGATTAGACGCATATTTAAAATATAATTTTTTACAATTTTATAGATATGCTCCCCAAAATGATTTGTTTGCATCTGGAGATGAGCTAATTACAGTTACTGGAGAATCATACAGTGGATATTACCATATAGAAGAAATAAAAGGACCTACTGAGAATGCAACCCCCGCTATTGGTCAAAGAAAACTACTTTATCGTAAGTACTCTCCACAATTTCAACAAAAGAAAACCGTTAGAAGTTTGGGAATAGGATAATATTTTATTATATTAATATTGTACTAATAAATAAAGGTTATGTTTTGGTTAATAGAGACTCCAACTCAATTAGAGGCATTTTATAATAAAGGATATAAGGAAGTATTCATAGAGGTTATACCACATAACAGTAATACTCACCCTATATTAAATGATGTATCTTTAATTTACATTAAACCTATTAAAGGAAATCACGGGTGCTTAATTTGCATTGATCACAGTGAAACTTTATCTTTAGACATAGATCATGTCTTTGATTTCTTAAAAAAATTAGATATCATTTATGTTCGAGATAAAAAATCTTTTTTATACTATTTTCCTATAAAGAGTGTTATTAATTTAACTAATTGTAGTTCTACTCCAATAAATGAATCTACTAAAGTTCACACATATTTTTACTCCCAATATAAAAATCGTAATAATATTAATAAAATTATCCCTGTAGTAAAACACTATGAAGCCTGCGAAAATGTGTTTAAAACAGCTACCTCAGAAACTAGAGACATATTTATGGATAAGACCATTTTAGCATTTTTCGGAATAGAAAAAAATGGTATAAAAATTAATTCTAACACATTTGATAAATTTTATGAAACAAAATCTAAGTTATATTCAATTCAAAACGACACAGTTTATACTCAATACAACCTATTTACTACAACGAGAAGACCTTCAAATAGTTTTAATGGGGTTAATTTTGCTGCTCTAAATAAAGAAAATGGCTCACGTCAAAGCTTTATACCAAAAAATCATAAGTTCACTGAGATTGACATCTCAGCCTATCATCCAACTTTGGCTGGACAACTGGTTAATTATGAATTTGACGTACCTGATATACATGCTGCTTTTGCTAGCATGTATGAGGTAGATTATAATAAAGCTAAAGAATTAACATTTAAGCAGTTATATGGAGGTGTATTTGATGAATATAAACACCTTGAATTCTTTCAAAAAACAACAGAATTTATAAACAATAACTGGAAAACATTTAATAACTCAGGCGAAGTTATTGTGCCAATCTCAGGTTATCGTCTTACAAACCAATTACCTAATATGAACCCTCAGAAGCTGTTTAATTACATGCTTCAAAATTTAGAAACTTCAACAAATGTTGAAATTTTACTAAAAATTCATAAATTATTAATAGGTAAAAACACACAAATAGTATTATATACCTACGACTCGTTTTTATTTGATGTAGATGAAAATGAAGAGCAACAATTGATGCCTCAAATATATAATATTTTTAAGAATTTTAATTTAAATGTAAAAACCAAACAAGGACGTGATTATGACTTTACAGAAGAAAAATGATATGTATGATTATAGTGATTTTTTGAATTTTGTAGATGTGAACAACAAGTTATTCTGTACTTTCGTTACTCTTGAAGAAATAGATAACTTCATCAAGGAAATTTCCCACAGGTATGTAATAATGTATAATAAACTATTTGTTTTATACATTAAAGATACGGGAGAATATGTTGTCACTTATAATACCGATCAAATTAATTTAAGTTCCATCCCCGATAACACTATTCTTGTTCATCGTAAAAAGGAAACAAATACTCTTTACACCATTAATGCTCTTAATGAGTTAATTAAAAAATTAAATGGCGGAGCAGTAGATATTCATTACAGAATTAATTGGCAACACTATAAAAATACAATATTATTAACACAACATAACGAACTAAAACAACTCAAAACAAAAATACATAACATTGTAGAACTTTAAGCGCATTTTCAAAGTACATTTTTTAAGAGGATTTCGAGAGTTTTTATAACTAAATTTTGCCTCAACTATATATTTCGTACATTAATAAATAAATAAATAAACGCTATGGACATCAAAGCAATCAAACAAAAACTAAATGCCCTACAATCAACCGGGCAAAAGAAAGAAAAAGTTGATTATTCCAAATATCTTTGGAAACCAAAATCAGAAGGTAAATACCAAATTCGAGTTGTACCCTCAGTATTAAACAAGAGTAATCCATTCCAAGAAGTGTTCGTACACTACGGGTTCTCAAAATTCCCAATTTATGCTCTAACCAACTGGGGTGAAAAAGACCCAATTGTTGAGTTTGCAAAATCACTTCGCAACACGCAAGAAAAAGAAAACTGGCAATTAGCTAAGAAATTAGATCCTAAAATGCGAGTTTTTGCTCCTGTAGTTGTTCGTGGTGAAGAAGAAAAAGGTGTTCGCCTTTGGGAGTTTGGAAAAGAAATCTACATGCAATTATTAGGTATTGCTGAGGATGAAGATTATGGAG